CTTGCTGGCAAGGTTGGTACTCCTACCGAGGGCAAGACCATCGTTGAGATGATTGCAGACGCTCAGACTGCTGCTACTTACGATGACACTAAGGTTAAGGAAGACATCAAGGCTAATGCTGATGCTATTGATGCAATCGAAGCAGATTACCTGAAGAAGGCTGACAAGGATGGTCTTCAGGAGCAGATTACTGCCAACGCTAATGCGATTACTCTTCTGACTAACGGTGTATCCGCAGAAGAGGTTGATGGTGTTAACGACCTTATCCAGTATGTTAAGGAGCATGGTCCTGAAGTAACTGGTATGAAGGAAGACATTGCCGATAACGCAAAGGCAATTTCTGACCACGAGACTCTTGCTGCTGAGACTTATGAAACTAAGACAGATGCTGGCAATAAGCTTACTGAGGCTAAGGGTTACACCGATACCGAGGTAGCTAAGGACAGAGCAAGACTTGATGCTCTTGAGCTGATTGACCATGACCACTCTAACAAGGGTGTTCTTGACGGCATTACCGCCGAGAAGGTATCCGCTTGGGATGCATCTGAGCAGAATGCTAAGGATTATGTTGATGGCAAGATTACCGATCTGAAGATTGGTGACTATGCTAAGCAGTCCGACCTTGATACTCATACTGGAGATACTGTTGCTCACATCACTGCTGCAGAGCGTGAAGCTTGGAACAAGGCAGAACAGAATGCTAAGGACTATGCAGATGGTCTTGCAGGCAACTATGCCGAAGCTGAGCACGAGCATGTAGTTGCTGATATTACTGACTTCGAGGATACAGTAGAAGCAAGAATTACCGCTAAGGGTTATGCTACTACTGGTTATGCAGACGACAAGGCTTCTGCCGCTCAGTCTGCTGCTGAAGCAAAGGCTGCAGAACTTGATTCTGCGCTTAAGACTGAACTTGAGGGCAAGATTACTTCTGGTGATTCTGCTACTCTTGCTTCTGCCAATGCTTATGCCGACACTGCTAAGAGCGAGGCAATTGCTGCTGCTAAGACCGAGACCGAGTCTCAGGTTAAGGCTCTTGCTGAGGGTCAGGTTACTACTAACAAGAATGACATTGCAAGTCTGTTTGAGCAGCTTCAGTGGGGTTCTTTTTAATAGAATCTAAATATAAATAAACTTAATAGGCTAGTGGGGAAACCCACTAGCCTTCTTTAAAAAAAATAACCGAATGACGAGGAAACAACGATGGCAATACTTAAACCGCTTAGAGGACACAGTTCCTCATTGAATGCACGACCCTTATGTGACGGTTCTATTTATTTTTGCGTTGATACTGGCCTGTTGTATGTTGATTGTGAAGACGACAAAGGTAATTTGGTGCGTTTAAATGTGCTTGCGGATCGTGCCAATAAAGTAGGATATACGATAGACGATGTAGACGTAGAGATCAAAGCCTCAGAAATAGCTACTAAGGAATATGTGCGTGGGTTATTGATGGATAATGGAAATTTTACCAAAGAAATTATTTTTGAAATGATTTACCCCTGTTGGTTCCATTTATATATCGACATCAGATGTATCTCCGTTAGTTTTGTTTGGATTTGGTTCTTGGGAGAAAATTGAAGACAGATTTTTACTTGCGTCAAGTTCTACTTATTCAATTAATACTGAGGGCGGCGAAGCTACCCACACATTGACAGTAGATGAGATGCCTACGCACGCACACGATTTCAATAGACATCAATTATGGACTACGGAAACTGCGCCCGAAACCAGTTTGGAACAAGGTTATGGCGTCACTAACAAATCCGTTGCGATTTATAGAGATACGACCACAACTGCGGGGAGCGGAATGTCTCACAATAATATGCCTCCGTATCTTGCGGTAAATATATGGAAAAGAGTTAACTGATATATTTATTTTATAAAAATAGAATTTTTGGGCATATTTAATGCTTAAAACTTGAAAATTACAAATAATTAATTTTGAAAACAACAGTTGGCTTTGTAGTCAGAGACACGAAGAAAACTTTTTATATAAAGCCAACATTCTTACTTAGAAGGGAGAATAGAAATGGCACTTTGGAAACCATTTAGAGGCAGTCGTGCAGATTTAGATGCTGTTGCTAAACGTGACGGTTATGTTTATTTTTGTGACGATGGAGCCTTATTCTTTGATTATACAGATAAAAATGGTAATCTACAAAGAAAACAAATTAACGCTAAAGACGCCGAAACGCTTACAGGCATGTCTTTAGATCAAATTCAAAAATCCATCTCTTGGAACGACCTGCTTAACAAACCCGAACTTGGTCTTATTGCCGTATATGACGAAATTAGCAAAGGTCTTCTTACCGAAGATGTTCAGGAAACTCTTGATAAGATAGATACTATCGAGAGCGTTTATGAAACAAAGACTGGCTCTTCGATAAAATTAGATGAAGCTAAGGCTTATGCTGACGCTAACCTTGAAACTGCAAAGTCTTACACTGATGAGAAAATAGCAAACATTCCAGCTGTAGATTCTTATACCAAACCAGAAATTGATGCCGCTTTAGAAAACAAAGCAAACAACGATCACGATCATGATGATATTTATTATACAGAAGCAGAGATTGATGTAAAGCTTTCTGGCAAATCCGACACTGGTCATACTCATAGCAATTATGCACCTACTTCACGAACTGTTAACGGAAAAGAACTTTCTTCCAACATTACCCTTTCTGCTTCTGATGTCGGTGCTGATGCAAGCGGTTCTGCTAATACAGCTTTAAATTCTGCAAAGTCTTATACCGACGATGCGATTGAAGCACTTGGCGATACTTATTACACCGAGGCAGAAATTGATACAAAGCTTGCATCTAAATCGGATTCAACACATAATCACGACTCTAAATACGACACAAAGGGTTCTGCTTCTGCTGTTCAAACAAATTTAGATGTAGTAAGCGATACACTCGATTCTCACACAGACGATTCTGACATCCACGTAACTACAACAAATAAGTCTAACTGGAATACTGCTTATACTCATTCTCAATCTACTCATGCAAGAACAGATGCAACAAAAGTCGCAGATTCCACAACTAATGGTAATATTCTTATCAATGGAAGTGAAACAAATGTTTACACACATCCCAACTCTGGCGTAACTGCTGGCACTTATAAGAGCGTGACAGTAAATGCACAAGGTCATGTTACTGGCGGTACGAATCCGACTACATTGGCTGGATATGGAATTACCGATGCCGAGACTAAGGGTGCGGCAAGTAGTGCTCTTGCAAGTGCAAAAGAATATACGGACTCTGTAGCATCTGGTAAAGCTAATACAAACCACAATCACGACACTACTTATGATAAAAAGGGTGCTGCTGATAGCGCATTGGCTTCTGCAAAATCCTATGCTGATTCTGCCGCTACTACTGCTGCAAATGCTGTTAAGAATGACCTATTAAACGGTGCTGGCACAGCTTATGATACTCTTAAAGAACTTGGTGATTTGATTGACGACAATGCAGATGCGATTGATGCGCTTGAAACTGTTGCCGCTGGCAAAGCTGACAAAACTCATACTCATGCGATTTCGGATGTATCTGGTCTTCAGTCTGCTCTTGATGGTAAGGCAGCCTCTTCTCACGGAACACACGTTTCTTATAGTGCTACGGCTCCTGTAATGGACGGTACTGCAAGCGTTGGCACCGCAAGTACCGTTGCAAGAAGCGACCATAAACATCCTACCGACACAAGCCGTGCATCTAAAACAGAATTTGATTCTCATACAAGCAATACAACAGCGCATATTACTTCAACAGAAAGAAGCAATTGGAATGCTGCTAAGACACACGCTGATTCCGCTCACGCACCTTCTAATGCTGAAAAGAATCAGAACGCATTTAGCAATATTAAGGTAGGTTCTACTACCGTCGCTGCTGATGCTGCAACTGACACTGTTGAGTTTGTAGGCAGCAACGTCACTATTACTCCTGATACGACTAATGACAAAGTGACCTTTACTGTTGCTGATGGTAGCACAAGTGGAAAGGGTGTTGTACAACTCACCAACAGTACATCAAGCACTTCTACTACTACCGCTGCAACACCAAGTAGTGTTAAATCGGCTTATGATTTAGCAAATACTGCTAAGACAAATGCTGCAACCGCACAGTCTAGAGCGGATAGCGCTTATTCTTTGGCTGAAGGCAAAGTTGATAGTTTATCAGACTTAGGTGTAACTGCTACCGCTACCGAGTTGAATTATGTTGATGGAGTAACTTCAAATATTCAGACTCAACTGGATGGTAAGGCACCTTCTTCTCACAATCAATCCGCTAGTACTATCACAAGCGGAACTTTATCTTCTGATAGATTGCCTACCGTTCCGATTTCTAAGGGTGGCACAGGTGCAACAACTGCGGCTGGTGCTCTTACTAATTTAGGAATTACAGCTACTGCTGCGGAACTGAACAAAATGGATGGTGTAACAGCTACAACAACTGAGCTTAACTATGTGGATGGAGTTACAAGTAATATTCAGACGCAGTTGGATGGAAAATTGGATAAAACAACAAAATACGCTGGTAGTTCAAGCACAGGTGGTGCTGCTAATAGTGCAGTTAAAGCAACTCAAGACGGCAGTGGTAATACTATTACAAGTACTTATGCAACAAAGGCTGAATTAGATTCAGCTAAATCAAGCTTGCAAACTTCTATTAACGGAAAAGCAAATAGTTCGCATATACATTCTATTTCTAATGTAACTAATTTACAAAGTTCATTAGACGCAAAACAAGCAACTGTCACAGGTGCTGCGACAACTATCACAGGTTCCAATCTTACCGCTTCAAGAGCTTTAATTTCTAACTCTTCTGGTAAGGTTGCGGTTTCAGACATAACATCCACGGAATTAGCGTATTTGGACGGCGTTACAAGTAACATCCAAACACAACTTGATGCCAGGGCAAATAAGTCAGATATTGCAACAACGATAATGCAGGGTACTGCTACCCAAAATACTACCTATTGGAAAATCTCTGGTTTCGGCAATTGGGGCACAGGAACATGGATGCAAAAAGGTTTTTCCATGCTTATCACTTCAAGAGCGGGCGAAATGGTTTGGGTTAGCCTTGCAGCAAACGACTCTAATACAAGTGCGGGAGCTATTCGTCTTATCAACCGATATTCCAAGATCGCTGCGATACATTACAGTGTTTCGGAAAGCGCAATTTATGTAACTGCAGCTGGCTGGGCTAATAATATTTGTGCTCATATTCTCTCTAATGTAAATGGAGATTATGTGCCTACCATTGCAAGTGCAAGTGCCTTGCCAAGTGATGCAGTTTCAATTAATATTATAGAATTTGGTATTGACGGTACAGGCACTGTCGTTGGAGATAATTCAGTGCCTCTTGCAATGGGCGGCTCCACAACAAGACCAACCTATAATAGTAAAGACCTTGCTTTAAAGAGTGACGTCGATGCCATTACGCTAGACACTCTAGGTGGAAATGATAGATATTATACTGAGTCCGAGATTGATAGCAAGGTGTCAACTTTGAACACCGCTATTAATGGCAAGGCAGCGTCTTCTCACACTCACGATGACAGATATTATACAGAAGCAGAAATCAACGCCAAGGTGGACACTTTAAATACTGCTATCGCTGGCAAAGCTCCAAGTGTGCATAGTCACGGTCATATACAAGATGGTACTGTAGGTATGAAGACTTCAGATTCCAATGAAGTGAGTTTTTCGTCTAACGCTAATTATATCTATTTTGGATATGACAATCGCATGGGTTCAACTGGCATAGTTGATACTTATAAGTTCGGAAAACATAGCGGAACAGCTAGTGCTGCAGATGGTAATATCGAATGTGGTTCATTGGCAGCAGGAAGAACTCTTAAGGGTGGAACTGTAACTGTCGGCAACGCAGCTACATTACAATATGATTCTACAAATCAATGTCTTAACTTTGTATTCGGATAAGGAGGTGTCCATATGAGTTTACAAGTATGGTTGCCTCTAAATGGTAATCTAGAAAATCTTGGATTGTCGGATTTATCCTTCAGAGTTGTTAACTACAGCAATGCTATTAGTTCAGCAACTTCTGGCGGTAAAGTCGTTTCTGGATTATACAAAAGAACTACTAAAGAAACGGCTGATTATATTATCAGCGATAAAAATATTACATTAGATGGCGATGTAACAATGTGTTGTTGGGCTAAAGTAACTGGAATTGGTTATAGTGGAACAGCAAACGGCCTCTTTGGGCAGCATGGGCATCAAACAGGTGGACTGGGTATCACGATGAAGGATGTTAGCTCTACTGACTTACGAATGAGCGTCAATACAGGTTTATATGGCGACAGTCATGGTGGCTCTAGTGACAGAACTTATTGCACATATTACGGTTCAACTAACATTTATAATGCGTGGCATCATTTATGTTTAACTTATGATAGTAAAACAAAACAGTTACGCATGTATGTAGATGGCAAATTAGAGAATATTCAAGGTTGTGGCTCTTATGCTACGCTAAATGGTAATAACATTACTCCCAGACCTGTAATCTTATTTGCTTGGTCTACTGACCACCTTAGCTCAAGTATTGTAAATTATCGTCCACCTTGTGAACTAAATGATGTTCGTATTTATGACCATGTGCTGTCCGTCAAAGAAATTAAAGAGATATCTAAAGGTCTTGTTGCTCATTATCAGCTAAAACCCACTAATATCACAAATTATGCAAAGAGTACTCCGTTCAGTATTTATAATAACTATGGAGTAGGAGCAACTTTAACACAGTTAAGTGAACGATTTATGGGTTATCCTGTTTATAGATTAACAATGACTCCTACTAGTGCAAGTGTTAGTAGTTTTCAAACCGAGTTGTGGTCACATGGTGTGTGTCATGGTCGGTGGACATTTAATGCAAACACAAAATATTGTTACTGGTTATACTATAGACCTGTTAGCCACAATGATATTCGAGCAGGTGGCACAGCAAGTAATATTAATGGATGGACAGAGATTGCTCCTCAATATATTGAAGATGGCTGGTATAGAGTTGGTCAATATAGAAACGGTAGTGTTACTTCAACTCAAGCAGATGACATATATACGTCATTTATAACTCCTTCAGCAGCAGCTGGTGTTCCAATTACTATTGATTTTTGTGCTCCGCATCTAATTGGTGGGTTATCTGAGATTATTGAGACTTACGATGGAGTAGTAGCTGAGGATAACAAAGTACACGATGTATCTGGCTATGGTAATCATTTAAATATTACTGGTTCAATTGCAGCAAATAGTACAAGTCCGAGATACAGTAACAGTCTTGATTTTAATCAAACTGGTTATCTAAAGAAAACAGACTTTAACATGACCACGAATGAGTTTACCATCACATTCTGGTTGAATCCTCCCTACTCAATCAACGCACAACATTTTATATGTGGTACATTTAATAGCTGGACTGGTAACGGATTCGGTATGTGGAGAGACAGCACAGGTGGTGGATATAGTTTGCTGTATAGGTCAAATAGTGAGGGTGGTCACACAGGGCTCCCAGCAGTTACGCCTCCTCATGATACATGGAGTCATATAGCAATTGTTTACACTGGCACTCAAGGTATTGTTTATCTGAACGGGGCCGAAGTAGCTAGAGTAAATGGTGGCTCAAGTGGCACAGTGTCACACCCTGTTCTTTATTTAGGTAACTCAATGTATAGTGAGGTTGCATCACAAACAGATGAAGCATCTATGTCTGACTTCAGATTCTATGCTACAGCGTTATCAGCTTCTGATATTGAAGGATTATATAAACACGGTGCTTCTATAGCAAAAGATGGCACCTTATTCGCATACGACTTTAACGAGTTCAATCCAAATGCAAAAAGTGGTGTTGATAAAGATGGTACTGCTTCTAGTTGCAGTCTTAACACTAAAGTAA